ATCTTTGATATGAAGCACTGCTCTGTCATGCATGGAGTCAAAGAGCATATCAAGTGGATGAGCATCTCAGATCAAGAATATCTCAAGGCCATTGATGAGCTGCATCACCGGATCTACAATCACAAAGTAGATGATCTGGCAGATCAGTATCTACACGTTCACGCATATAAAACAATTGCCAACAGAGTAGAATTGACTCTGCGCTTTGTTTCAGCCGATGTGAGCGCGTTTAAAGGCCTCAATGATGTAATGACAAAGGATGAGTTTAAAAACCTTCTGTAATCGCAAATATTTACGCAATGCCAAAGTACGACATGAAAGATAAGATCAGACGCATGAGCATAATTGTCTACATGCTGCAAAAAAAAGAATACAATATCCATCAGATTCGGGATAAAATGAACTACATCATGGACAAGGAATGGAGCAAGTCCATTATTGAGAAGGATATTGCTCAGCTAAGGGATGATTTTGACTGTCCCATTGAGCGAATAGGGAATAAATTACGCATCATTGATCCGTATTCTTTTGTAAATCAGATACAACAGTGGGTTGAGTTCTATATTTAACCGGGTGCGACATGTCCCACTGTCCCATGTCTTTCTATATAAATTAAAAAATTAGAAAGAAAAAAAATATTTTTTTTTAAAATAGGTGCGACATTGGGACATTTGCTCATAACTCATTGATACTCAATAAAAATATGGGACATTTTGGTGCGACATTTTGGTGCGACATGTCCCACTTGAATTAGTAAATAAATTATTTGTATACTTGCAAACACTATGATATCAAAAAGCTATTTAAGAAAATTAGCCGGGCAGGGTTATTCCATCATCCCGGTGGACCAGGATAAAAGACCAATAGGATCCTGGAAGCAATACCAAACAAGCAACAGATCAGCAGATGAGGTCGAAGCATTGAGTAGTCCGCTGTATGGTTTGGTGACTGGGTACAATGATGTGGAGGTCATCGACATAGATCTCAAGGTGATTGTAGGTCTGCCACAGCAGAAAAAGTGGTGGACAGAATATCTATCATTCATCAAAGATAACATTGAGGACTTTGAGGATAAGGTAGTCATCGCTAAGACCAGGAATGCAGGATATCACATCCTGTACAAATGTGAACAGCCATCAGGCAATACAAAGATTGCATGTTTAAAGGATCACAAAGAGGCCATTATTGAGAGCCGAGGCATGGGAGGTATGGTGGTGCTGTATGAATCTTTCATCACTCAGAGGCAATATCATCAGATTGACTACATCACTGAGCAGGAGAGGGAGATCATTTGGTCCATCAGTAGAACATTCAACTATGTCAATGAGATTGCTGTAGATGAGCCAAAGAAATCAGAGTACAAAGGTGAGAAAGTCACTCCATGGGCTGATTACAACTCAAAGCATACAGCAATGGATCTGATCCAGAATGATTTTGTAATCGTCAGAAATACATCTAGCAGCTACATCATCAAGAGGCATGGAGCTACATCACCACATTCGGGATATGTCTACAAGGATTCTGGATGCATGTATCTGTTCAGCACTGGCACAGCATATCCGAATGAGCAGCTCCTCAGTCCATTCGCGATTTTTAGCTATAAGCATCACAATGGAGATTTTACACGAGCTGCATCAGATCTGTACAAGCAAGGATATGGTACCAGGCAGGTGCCAGAGGTGAAATTTAAGGAAGAGATCCCAAAGGATATCATTGAGAGGGTACAGTTTCCCATTGATGTATTCCCTGAGAATATTCAAAAGTACATGCTGCTGTCAGATAAGACTCTCGGACTCTCTGTAGATTTCATGGGAAGCTCATTTCTTTGGATGATATCAACGATCATAGGCAACACAATACGCATTGAGGTCAAATCAGGATGGCAGGAAATTGCAACTCTGTGGATCGCAATAGTGGGAAAGCCAGGTATCGGTAAAACTCCAAGCATTAACCAAGTGATATATCCGCTACGTGAGGCCAATGTCAGGGAACAGAAGGAATATGCAAAGCAATATGCCAAGTGGAAAGAATATGAGGCACTAGATAAGAAAGAGAAGCAATACGCAGAGGAGATTCAGAAGCCACTATCAAGGCAGTTCATGGTGAATGACATCACTTTGGAGGCATTGGTAGATCTACATGAGCAGAATCCGAATGCTGTGGGGATATTCAAGGATGAGCTTGCAGGGTGGTTTAAGGATATGAATAAGTACAGACAAGGATCTGATCTTGAGTTCTGGCTATCATCCTGGTCAGGTACCAGCATCTCTCTGAATCGTAAAACATCAAAGAGTGCGTTTGTTGATAAGCCATTCCTTCCTGTTCTTGGTGGTATTCAGCCATCTGTATTTGAAGATTTTACCACAGGAAGCAACAAAGAGAATGGATTTGTGGATAGGATCCTGATCAGCTATCCTGAGCTGGTGGTGAATAGATACAATGACAGCTACATGGATGATGATATCATCGAATGGTACAGATCATATGTTTTGAATCTCAGAGATCTGGTCAATAAGCAACTTCTTAGATTCAATGACAAGGCAGAGATTGAATCTATTGTAGCCAAATTTGACAATCAAGCGCAGAAAGAATGGATACGGATCCATGACAAGATCACAGATATTCAGAACTCAGATGATGAAAATGAGTACATGAAATCAATGCTACCTAAACAGAAGAGCTACATCCCAAGGTTTGCACTGATCATGCAGTTCATTTGGTCCGCAGAGGATGACAGCTACACTCCTGCCACTATTAGAAAGGAATCACTGCTCAGAGCTGAGAGGCTGTCAGAGTATTTCATCAACATGAGTAAGCTGGTGAAGATGGATGTCAAAGAAAAGAATCAACTCCGTACCATTGCCAGGAGCACTGGATCAATGGATCCATATGATCAGTTCAAAGCAATGTATGAAAGCAATCCACAGATAAATAAAACAACAGCCTCAGAGATCCTGGAGGTAAGTCGTAAAACAATCCAGAGATGGGTTAAAAAATTGGAATCAAAATGAAAGTACACTACATCATTGCCGTACTAATTGGCATCAGCTTGATATGTATTCTTGTAAACAGAGAAACTCAATGCATCAAGCCATATGAATCACCTGAGTATACATTTGTAACTCCTGAAGATTGGGCCAAGGATAGCACTATGGCACCTAGTAAGATATTAACACTTGACAGAATCTATGAACAAGGAAAATAAGAAACGATACAAAGCCCTGGAGCTTGCATATCTCAAAGAGAAGCATCCCACTATCCCTGAATCATTCCTGGCCACAACATCTATCAGTGATAAGTCAGCCAATGGACTCACCAGGATGATCGTATCATTCATACAGATGTCAGGATACCAGGCAGAGCGAATCAATACCATGGGGACCTATAGATCTGCAAAGAAATACACAAACTTGGATGGAGTGACCAGGACTGTGGGTAAAGGATCCTATACAAAATCGGGAAGCACTCCAGGATCTGCGGATATTTCAGCTACAATCAATGGTAAATCTGTTAAGATTGAGGTCAAAATCGGAGCTGATAGGCAATCAGATGCACAGAAAGCATATGAGAAAGCTATAGTACAGGCAGGTGGATGGTACCTAATATGCAAGAATTTTGATGATTTCGTAGAATGGTTTGATTTGTTTATCTCATGATGACGATAACTAACGAGGATAATATGCAGCTAATGGCTCGATACCCTGACAAGTATTTTGACTTGGCAATAGTTGACCCGCCTTATGGACTAGGTAAGAAAATATATTCAGGAGGTAGTAAAGGATGTAAATTTCAAACATTATTTGGAGAAAATAAATGGGACAATGAAACTCCAAAACAAGAATATTTTGACGAACTATTTAGAGTTTCAAAGAATCAAATAATTTGGGGTGGTAATTATTTTGACTTACCTCCAACACGAACTATTATTTGTTGGGATAAATTAAAAGGCGATAATAACTTTAGTATGTGGGAAATGGCTTGGACAAGTTTTGATGAACCTGCAAAAATATATCGCCAATCTTCAATGGGAGATAGAATACACCCAACACAAAAACCTGCCACATTATACAAATGGCTTTTAGACAAGTACGCTAAACCAAACGACAAAATTCTCGATACACATCTAGGCTCAGGCTCAATAGCAATAGCTTGTCACGATTACGGATTTGACTTAACAGCTTGTGAACTTGACAAGGAATACTTCGATAAAGCAATGCAAAGAATTAATAACCATACTGCACAAATAAAATTGTTTTGATTCATTCATGAAAAATTAAATTATATTTGTACAAATTAAACACTAATAAAATGGCAACAGTAAAGAAAACGGATGAGCTATCATCCCCGGTGCCGATGTACCGAAAGCTCTGGTCAGCAAAGCAGCAGATCGGAAAGGTTCACAAGAACGCAAGGAGTCATCATTCCAAATATGCGGATCTCAATGCAGTTCTGGATGCATGTGAACAGATATTACTCGACAATGGATTGATGATCCTACAGCCTATCAACGATGATATGGTGGTAACTCAGATCATTGATGTAGATTCAGGAGAGAAGATTGAGTCATTCATGAGGCTCCCAGCACTGACAAATCCTCAACAGCTCGGATCTGCTGTGAGTTACTATCGAAGATACTCACTGATCAGTCTGCTCACATTGGCCGCAACAGATGATGATGGAGAGCAAGCATCAAAGACAATTCCACAATCAAAACCAGGAATCTCAGAGACTGGATTCAAGAAAGCAGTGGATGCTATTGCTGAGGGTAGATACACAAAAGAGGCATTGATGGACAACTATACACTAACCAAAGAACAGGAGGCAGCACTATGAAATGGCACCCATCAGAGATCGGAAAGATCATGACAAACGCAAGGGCCAAAGGAGAGGTCCTGAGCGAAACGGCAAAGAGTCATATCAGATCCATTGCAAAGCAAAATTTTTATGGATACACTGTGGATCTCAATAGCAAGTACATCACAAAAGGCAAAGAGCAGGAGCAGGATTCCATTGATCTGCTCAATGCTGTAAGGTTTACCAACTATCAGAAGAACACTATCAGGGTTGAAACGAATCTGTTCACTGGTGAATGTGATATCATCCTGGATGATCTGATCATCGATATCAAAACATCATGGTCTTTGGAGACTTTTCCAGCTACTCCTGATGAAGCATATGAGGCCAATTACGAATACCAAGGCAGAGCATACATGCACATCTACGATAGGCCGTATTTTGAGCTGATCTATTGCATGGTATCAACGGATCCAACTGGAGATCATAACTTGCTCAGCCCATGGGATAACCTATCACTGCATAGGGTAGATCATATTGATCCTGCAAAGCGCATCACAGTGCTTAGATTTGAGCGAGATTTTGAGATCGAGCAACAGATGATTGAGAAGCTCAGACATGCTTCAGAGTATTATTCACAGTATTATTCACAACTCCAGGAGAAATGAAACAGACAGTAGTAGAGTGGTTTTTTGATGAGCTGTATTCCATCCGTAAAACAATACAATTTGAACAGCAAGCAGATGCTATATTGAAAGCATTTGAACAAGCCAAAGCAATGGAGAAGCAGCAGATAATTGATGCTTATGAAAATGGACTTTATGATGGTGATGGAAGAAATAGGTCGCATTACAATATGAATGCAGAACAATACTACAACGAAACCTTTAAATCAGAATAAGATGACAAATTACAAAGTAGGTTGCTCACCTTTAACGAGTGAAATTTATGCAGGTTCAGTTTCAAAAACAGGACTTTGGGGTAAGAAGCATAATGTTACCCATACAGCAGTCGGAGCAGTTGCTCAACATCTTCTACAAAAAGATGAAGAATTAAGATTTGAATATCAAGGTAAAAAATATGCCTTGAAAGTAGTTGAAATTAAATAACCTTTAAATCAGAATAACATGATAGTAGATCACAGACAGATCGAGAGATATCATATAGATCAAAACTTTTACTATTGGGAAATTTCATTTTTACAATTTTCTAAAGTACCTTTGAGTAATGAAGAGTATCATGAGGTTCATAAAGCTATCGAGGATAAGATGCAAGAGATTGAGCTTCGGAGAGATACTATTCATAGCAATAATCAACATAATCAATAAACGATGGAGA